CAACATCGGGAAGATGGCAGATGAGCCCCCCCGAACAAAGTTTGCCTCGTACTCTCTTTCCCATTTATCCCCTTCCCCTCGGTCGTAGAGTTCCTTCTTTTTTGACTCCAACCACTCTGTAGAAATGTGAGGGTTGGATCTACTGGAAAATCTAAAAAATCTTTTCTTAGGATCTGTTTTATAAGTTTCCGCTAGCTTAGTAAATTGACCCTCAAACTCAGGGGGGGTTCCAATGATCATAAGAGGTGAATCAAAAGCCGCTCGATTAGGATCATAGGCCTCATAAAACTCAGGTCTAAAGTCTTTGAACTCGTCAAATACCGATAAGCCTCTAGGTTTAACTCCTCGGTACGCCTCCACGTTGTCAGAACCATCAAGTTTGATAAAACTTTGATTTTTGAACGTGATTCGCATCTCAGTATTATTGATATCTTCAATCCATTCACTCGGTCCAAAATCCTGAATACGACGGGAGGACCAAAGAATTTCCCGGGCTTGTTTCATGTACGGTGCGAAATAGTAATTCTCAGAATTGGGAAATGTGAAAGCATAACGCCACAGTAAATAAGAGACTAACTCCGACTTTCCAAAATTACGCCCACATTGAGCAAATAATTCCTTTACCTCTCCTGAGATGAGTGGCCTTCCAATCTCAATCTGAGCAGGGTGAGGAATCCATCGGTCATGTAATGCCTTAATTCCCAAGGCTATGCGTTGAATCTCTGGATGAATCACAATGTTCTATTCTTTTTTGAGCTATTTCGAAGTATTCAGATTCTTTTTCAATTCCGATGAATTGAAATCCTTCTTTCAACGCCGCTAATCCTGTGGACCCACTACCCATGAAAGGATCTAAAACTATCCCTTGAGGAGGCGTAATAAGCCTGCAAAGGTAGCGCATGAGCTTCTGAGGCTTTACCGTGGGGTGAAAATTCCCTATTTTAATTCGCCCATCATGATCTGGCAACTTTCCAGACATATCAACTGAATTAGGTCTAGCAATGCTCATGGGATTAGATTTTATTTCATTTTCCAATCCTTCATTTCGCTCCTTTGAACTGACCTTTGCGCAATAGAAGAATCGAGATACTTTATCTTTTAATAATCCACTTTGTTCATCTAGCATTTTTACAGTGCATGAATCGTCACATTGAACGTCAGTGCAGTGCTCAGTGTGAGACAAAACTAAGTTAGCTGGGAAACGGCCGTGGGGCTCATTTGGATTTCCAAAATTTTTAAAACTTCTAAAAATTAAATTGTTTGCTGAATTTTTAGGTCTGGCTAATTTTTCATTACTTTCAATTCTACACCCATCAATATTAATTCCTCCGCACTCGTGCTTTAATACATTTTTTGCAACGGACTTCTCTTCACATGGTTTTCTAACTAAGATCCAATGCTCAGAAGCGGGCTTAAGCCCCGTGCCCCAGCCCTGCCATTGTTTTGCAGCTTCGGTTGATGACGTCTTATCAATCGCCTTACTGATATCCAAACTCTTGGGAAATCCTTGACCAAAGATATGAGTCATGACGTCTCTTATTTCAAACCCCGCATTTTCAAGACTTGTTGCTGTCCAATGTGAAGTCCTAGGCAATCCCCAGACTAGGCCATGAGCACCGGGTTTTAAAATTCTGTAACACTCAACCCAAATCTTTTTCATGTTGTCAATCCAAGTATCTCGACCACCATGGTCGTCATCCCAGGATTTTCCCATGAATTTGATTCCCGCTGGAGGATCTGTAATGAGAGAATGTATTGATTCACTCTCAAGCGTTTTTAAAACCTCTAAGCAATCACCCTGATGTAATATCTTGTGCATTTTTAATCTCGAATATCTGACGGATGACCTCCATATGAGCGTCTCTCTCAGCTTCCAATTTTAGGCACGTCATTTGAAGGTTTTGAATCTCCAGCTTTAGATTCTCGATCTCCTTGATTAGATTTTCCATCTTCTTTTATTCCTTTTAAAAAAGGATCACTTTTTAAAATTTTGGTCATTTCCGAATAAGAGATTTGTTTAATCGAATGTTCTGCAACTTGTTCAATTTTTTCAGACTGACCTAGTAACTGTTTCCCAAGCCAGATCAGCATTGCAACGTTACCCTTTTTTGCCGCTTCAATTTGCCAACGTCTCAGGGAAGCGCGGAGATTGCTTCTCCCTTTTTCCATTTCTACCGCGAATCGCCGATCTAAAGTATCGACAGAACATCCAACAATGGTAGCAATCTCTACAGTTTTGCAACCAATCGCTGCTAGGTCTTGAACTAATTTTGGATCTATAGGTTTCTTTTTAGGAGGCATTTAATTCCTCATTGTGAATTGATCGTTTTCTAAAAGTCTCATTCAATATTTTTGGAACCGTATTAATCCAATTAACTCTATGATGTATCCTAGTACTTTGTTGACCAGTAATTGTAGAAATCTTTACGCATGATGGTTGCCATATTACTGAATAAAATGATTTAACATAAGTTCCTGAATCTAAATAAATTTCAGTTAAACCACCTTTATTTTGTTGCGTAACGTATTGATTTAAACTTATTTGATTAGTAGTAAAAAATATTTTTCCCCTTACACCACCATCTACATATAAAGTTGTATCTTCATTAATTCTACCTAAAAATTTAAATGGCCTATCAGTTCTACAAAAAAAAGAATTCATTAACTTTCGTTTAAATTTAATTTTTTCTGCAAAACTTGAATTATCTCCGCCTATAAAATCCCCGCCTTGCGCCATTGCAATACAGTCTGCTCCAGAATCATCTAAAAAATCATAACAAGCGGCAATAATTTGATCTAATCTTTTTAATGGTTTATATTCATAATTGTTTTTGTCATTAAATCTATAATAAAAACCTGTATAATCATCATCAAGAACTAAAAAATGAGTTAGTTCTAATTGTTTTGCAATTTCAAATGCTATATTTCTAGCGTAAATTACACCCTTTAAAGTATTAAAATTATCACCACTATCAGTTATTTCAGCAGCTTTTTTTTTATTAAAAACTATAACTTTATTGCCATATTTTTCTAGGTATTTAGGTTTAGTTAAATCAAGATCATCAACTATTAAAAATACTTTTCCGGTATAGTTGCATCTCTCTAATGTACTTAATGTTACAACTTTATCTGGCCTGCCGTGAGTTAAAATTAAAATTGCATGTTTTCTTGTTTGCATTTTAATCCTCTTCAGACAAGTATTCTTGAGAAAGTTTTTTAGAAAGCATTACAAATCCATTTTCAATAGCTTTATTAAAATCAATAATCACAAGTGCTGAGTTTTCCATTAAGTCTTGCACTTCAATTGATGCATGAGCATAAAATTCAGCAATTTTTTCATAATTAAAAACTATATGCCTATAGCTAGCAAATTCTAAAAATAATCGAATATCGTCTGATAAATTTTTTTCTTTTATTTCATTTAATAGCTTTTGACATTTTTCAAGATCAAATAGTTCAGAAATTTTTGGACAAGGCCCATTTGGCACGTAATTTGGGATTTCAATTTTTTCTGTATATAAACTTTCTTTCTCTCCTTTTTCTGATGGGTCAATTTCAAATCCTTTAATCCCTAAGAGATCAATATTGAAATCAGGCCCTAAATCAGGAATATCATCATTAATTGCACTCAGATTCAGCTCAGACCATGAAGCGATTGCGTTATCTGCAATGATATCAGCATACTCTTGTGCCTCATCCTTATAATCTTGATAACTGACTGGCACCTCTTTCAGGCCCATTTTCTTAGCAGCCATAACTCGACCATGGCCTGAGGTGATATAACCCGATTGATTTGAGACCTTTACCGGGTATCTCCAACCCTGGTATTTTAAAATTTCTACAAGGCGATCAATCTGGTCATCAGGGTGATCATTCCTATTCTTTCGATGAGGCTTGAGTTCCTGAATAGGTACAAGTTTGCTGTACTGACAATGAATGATCATTCCGTCATCCTTACTTGATTAGTTTTGTCTTCTTTTTATCTTCAATAAGTGGCAAAGGCTTCTCAATCGGTTTTTCAACCTTCTTTTCAACTTCACCCTTGAACTCAATAAGGAGCTTTAGAAGCTCCAAAGAATCCCAGTCCCGGTACCGCTGATAAATGTAATCGTTGATTCTCTCAGTAAGAATCATGTTCAAATGATCTGAGAACTCTTCAAGAGAGAGGGTTTTCTGGAAATTGATTTTGATATGATTTTTAAGAAATTCGACTTCGGTTTTTAGATCTGCGCTGGAGCGTTTCACAAGTAGTCCTTTCGTGTCGCTTTACAACACTTAAACACTACTGAACTAATTGAGTCAAATGAATTAACCT